CCGTAAGGGAAACTACTCTGGCCTAAAGCGCTTTTGACCTTGTATATCCCTCCTGCTCGTTCCATTACCGTGTCCGGATCTAAACACGAATAACGGTCATTTTCATGCAATAAACGTATGAGGGCGAGAAATCTGGGATGCTGTCTACCTGACTCAACCTGTTGCCACCAGCGGAGTGTGTCCATATATCCGTTCCAGACACCACGTTTTACGGGCCGCTCATAACTAAGCATTCCGTTGAGAATTCGCATTAAAGGACGGACTCCTACTGCGGAATCTCCAACCACATAGTCAGTCGAATGGACATTCTGCAGGTAATGCACCACATTCATATCTACACTACCTTTACTGGAGGAAATTTCCATACCAAACATTCCTTCAGCAGCAGAAACAACATTACCCAAATCCCACTCGGAATCATATAGCACGACCCCGTCATCACCTTGAACTGTAACGGCGACAATGTTCAGCCTTAGCTCATAAGCAATAGCATAGTGCAAGATTATCTGACAAAATGAATCAATCAAATTTGTCAGCCCAGAACCGGATGGGACTCCACCCTTTCTCCCGGAAGCTAATCCATCTGGAGTCAGTAGAGTAATGTTTAGGAATCGCTCCTCGACTAGATCTATCAGCTTTCCATATTTGTCACCAAAGGCATATCTAACTGCTTCGAACGCCCATCTGATTAACAATTCAGGTACAGTGGCATCATACCCACTAAAGTCAACAGATAGAACTGGGAAGCGCCTCATGCGGAATATGTCGCTAATTACACCATCAACCCGATTACTACTAACCCATGCTGCAAACTCAGGCCTTTTCCTGAGGTACATAAGCAGCGGAGTCTGCAATTGCAATTCATGGATAGTAATCCAATGTGGATAGCCCCATACAACACGCTGTTTTGGGATCATGTCGATACCTTTCGGCTGTCCCCTCCAAAACAAAACACATGTCGAGGTTTTATCATATGTAGTGTAATTTGAGGCTGCTACTTGGAGAGCAATCTCCAAACTGCCTCGCCGATACTTCTTCTCGCTAGAGAAGAAAGGATCTCCCTGATTAGTACCGGGTGGTAACATCATGAAAGCTTGGTCCACGGTAAGGGCTTTAAGCTCACCTTTAGGCAACATAGCAATTAAACGCTTAAACCCCTGTCGTAATGGCTCATTTAAAGGAACCTCCTTCTGTTTAAAGTAGCGAGCAACAGTCCCGCGCCTATCATCCCAAGGCTCGACGATTGACCAAGGGCCGATCAACCTAGACTGTTCCTCCTCCGCATCATTAAGCCAGGGGTATCTGTTATCGAGCACCTGTGGGAAAAGTGCATCTCTCCTCTCAGCTCTCCAATAATCTGGATCACCGTCAGGGATCAAAGGAGTCGTCCAATCGATGCTATTCCCAAGTAGCACGCGCGTATTGTGGCTGAGGACACGTGCAACTGCAGAGGGGCTGAGCCTGGCTAACACGCGATCCATAGGTAGATATTTCAGCATACCTTCTCCTTCTACTATAAAGTAGTCCACTCTCTTCAGATCAAGAGAGTAAAAGTCTCATTCAATGATATCTTAGGTTGTAAGGGGATAAGATCCTCAAACTAAGAAGGGTGTACG